CCACCATTCCTCATCTACTTGTAATGCTTGAGTTTGTGTAATATCTCCTTTCTCCTCTCTTTCGGCAGCCCATTTTACTTTATCTCTAAACCATTTCATTTCCTTCATAGGTGTATCTTCTATGACAGGAATCTCCAAGTCTTTAATAACCCATACCTTTTTATCTACATTTAAAAATACCATATGATTCGTTTAAATTTTTAGTATTTAAATCTATACGTTAGTACAGGACTCTGCTCTACAAGTAATTGATTCTATCAAGGCATCAGTTGAACCTGCTGCATGGGTTTGTGAGTAATCTGTAATGATTGTGTTTGCAAATGTTAGTGTTTTGCTTGGAGAAGATGTGAATTTATAACTTGCTGCTCTTGCTGTCTTACCCTCGTAGTCTGTAACCATTGATGTTATATTACTTGCTGTTCCTGCAAAGACATCTGCTGTGAATGTAATTGCTCTATCATTTGCTTTGGTATAGGTAATATCATTTTCTCCGTTTACTGCCATAACTGCCATGTTTCTAGTTACTGTAGTTGAGAATGAACGTTCTCCATATGTTACACTATTGAATGTAAATGGATTGCCTCCACCGTCAGAGTGTACGATTGGAGATGATGTTGTTTCTGTGGTTGTATATACAGGTGTTCCTCCGTCTCCTGTTGATGTTGCTGGTACTGTAATGTCTTTTGCGATAAATGTCATACTTTGTTCCCATACACCTCTTGATACAGATAGAGTTCCTGATGTTGCTCTACATCCTCTCATATGTTGGAAATATTCAGTTCCACCCAAGTTGTAAGAGTATGTGAATGATAGTGAACTGTCTGGACTACTTGCTCCTGTTCCAGAAGAGTTCCATAGATATTTCCATAGGTCCAAATTAATCGGATTATTTTTAATTGTAAATGCATATAATGATTGTGTCTTTACTGCATCAATAACATCTTCAGATCCCAATACTGCGACATCCATATGCTGAACATCAGGTTGAATGTTAATCTCGGTGTTATTACCTACTAGGGCAAATGTTGATGAATTTGGTGTTACACCGTATAATGCAGGACTACTAACTGAGTTGCCTTCTGTGACAAATTGTAATTCTTTAACTATATCTCTTTGAGTTGTAACGTTGTGTGCTGAAACCATAATATCATTACCATAAAATTTGATATAAAGAAGTATTAACTCTTAATCTTAAAGTAAACACATTTGAGTTCTGCTTGAGATGTTGGTGTCTGATCATCATCTCCCTCAGGTTCTAATCGTTCAAATTCAGGTTCTGACTCCTCAAAGAAAGCAACCTCTGATGCTGCTCCGTCACTCTTGTTTAACCTGGTTGCTCCGTTAGGTCTATTCTCCCATAGGATTCTATGTACCTCATCTTCCATATCTAGTAATCCCTGTAATGATTCTCCTTGAATCTCAATGAATAGAGTACATACCCAAGCGTGTTTATCATCTCCGTTTAATTCAAATTCATCTCCCTCATATTTCAATCTGTTTGAATAGTTTACCCTGACTTCTGCAACCCAAGATCCGTCAGCTCTTGCAAGTTGATCAGGTTCATCAGTATCAGATGAGAAATATGGAGTTACACTACCGTCTATATTACTTGCTGTCCAATTATCAGATAATAAATCTGCAATAGTTTTGTCAAGGTTTTCTCTTGCTCCTGAAAGATTAGTAAATGTAACGGTCAAGTGTACCACACATTACCCCAACGAGAATGTTCATCAGGTGCTTGGTCCATATAATTCTTCAATAACACTACTAACTGATCATATATCTGTACTGTGGTTAGTTCTGTCCTCTTTCCCAAGTTTCTTAACATCTCTGAACCTGTAAGATTGGCCACGCTGTTAATAGCAGTAGGTACAGTAGTGAAATCAGAGTTTCTGTTTAGTATAAGGTTAATCATATCCGTTACGGAATTTTGTATAGCTGTTACTGTAGCAGGAGTTGATCCTGATTTAGTTCCTCCCCATGCCAATTTTTCCATTTCATCAGTAGAACCGTACTTTGTCATAATAATTGTTATATAGACTTCAATCATTAGAAGTATTTATGTCACAAATTTTTTTCATTGACTCAGGTTTGGAGTGGTTTAGACAATCTAACAAATATTTAGAGAATTTGATACAAATTAGTACCTCAAATTACGGTACTATTACCGTACAAAAGGAAGAAGAAGATAAATCCTTTGAGAAAGAGTTCGATTATATAATACAAAGCTTAGGGCTTTAACCCCTTTTTTATTTTTATAAAAATTGTCTAATATCTATGATAGATAGAGTGAATTTACTCCATCTGAACCTATTCCAATACCAAAAGTTTGCCTGGAATCTATTACTGATATTATCATGTACTCCTGATACGAAATGAGGAGTTCCTATTAGGATAGCATGACAGGTTTCGTGCATAATCCTATCACTATTCTCTCTTGCTTTGAAGGTATTAGTAGAGTCATGTAGATATAAATCCATTCTATATTTTCCTGTTACTCCACTTGGCATATTTGTGTTTATCTTCTGGCCTGATGTTGTTTTAATATGACCAAAATATAGAGGATTAGTATCTTTTAGATCCCATACATGAATATCCCATTTCTTTAACCAACCTGATAAATCTCTAATTGATAAATTTGCTAATGTATGTAATACAGTTTGTTTTACAAATTGTTTATTGATATGCTCAGTATGATAAGTAATCATAAAAAAAAGAATGAGTAAGAAGTATAAAACCTCTATTCTACATCTTGTTTGTGTTTGATATAGTCTGCACCTATTAATATAGCAATAGGAGCTAACAAAGCGATTGACGTTGTTTCATTCAATGCTAGTTGATCTGTTGCTGTCCACAATGCAATTAAGCCTGCATAAGCACCAAGAGCATAGTATCTTAGATTTCCTGCCATAACCAACTGCTTTATCTTACTCTATATAACTATTATTGTCTATATCACGCCTAAGGTTCGTAAGACCTCTACTGTTGTTAATCCTAATGCCATAACTACTAAAGTGTAATCTCTCCTTTTTAATTTTCTATCCTGTCGTCTTTGCATATCTCCAATATGAGAGTTGTATTCTGCTTCCATAGCAGATAGTCTTATACATAAATCATTAATTCTGTCCTCAATTTTGTCTAACTTCTCGAATATACGTGCCTCTATATCCATACAAAAATGTATGAAATTAGAATGTTAAGAAGTAAAAAAATAAAAAAATTGTTGTCTAGGAGTTTACACTAGATACAATGATGTATGTGTTAGGATCAATCACGTTGACACCTATTCTGTGAGTCCAGACCAAATCCCAGTATTGTCCTGCGACTTGTTTTTGTAATTCCAGTTCCATTGTTCTTTGTGAGGCTAATCCCCATGCTGCACCTTTGACAGCAACAATGTTACGATCTGCATTACTTACGTCTCCTTTCACTTCGTTGGTTACAACTATGTCAATACCGTACAATCTTTCTAATTGTCCGAGTTTGGTAACACTAGGGTTTCCAATCTGGGCATATTCAGAAATTGCAGATGATGTTGCAAGGGATTCAAAAGCTCGTGGGGTAATGAAAGCTACTAACTTTCCAGGACCTACGTCTTGACCGAGTTCTTGAAGGTATCTCTTAGCGAATGTAAGACCATCTTCATCAAATTCTCCGTCTGCATCCTCTTCAACTGTTGAAGTTGTTGCTACTCCGTCTGATCCACCAATGTGATATGGAGCTGTGGTAACACCACCATAATCTCTTGCAGTTGAGGCTAGGTCCTCTAAGATGAGTTTGTGTTCATCTCTGATTGCTTCTAATCTTGCTGTTTCTCTAATTGCGTTAAGGAAACTTGCAGGATAGTCCTCAAGTTGTGCTTTGAGTATGGTTTGTCTCCAACCTCTGATGGCACACGTAACATCAATAGATGTTAGAGTGTGTGTACTTGCTGAAATGTCTGATGAGACACTTTCGGTAATTGCACCTGCATCTGGAACTGTGATTCTGTAGAATCTTGCTGTAGTTTGTCCAGTTGGTAAGGCCTCAAATTGACCATACTGTCTAATGCTGGTTGCAGTTTTATTGCCGATTTGTACTGAGATGTTAGCACGTTGTTTTACACCTGGAATAGTTCCAGATACACCAACTGCTTCTTCAACACTTCCGTTAGCAGTAATTCTGCCTTCTTGGGTGTGATTCTCAATCCAACCCTCTTTGTCGATAACTAAGCGACCATAGCCATTTTCAAAGACTTTGTCTAAGAACTTTTTAGCTGACTCATCATCAAATAACTCTTCAACATAACCTTGGTTAGTTGATTCGGCTACTTCTGATTTTGGTTGCCATGCATCTTTGACAGTTTCAATAACTGTTTTAAGAGTGTTTTCGTTTGATTTCTCAATACGTTCTGCGATTTTTTCAGTAGCTACTTCTTCTTTTGCTTCTGCTGCTGGAGCTGGTGCTTCAACTGCTGGAGCAACTTCAGATTTTGCTTCTGCTTTACCTACTTCTATCTCGCCATCTGTTTCGATAGTGACTTTGACTTTTTCCTCTACTTTATTGTCTAAAGTTTCGTTTGTCATATCTTTTTCTTTGATTGTAGTTTGTTTATCGGAAGTAATTGTTTGTGCCTCATCAAGTATTTTGATATATTGCACATTGGATGATTCAATAACGTGTAGTGTGGACTCAGGAATACCTGGAACTCTGACTACGGATAATTCTAATATTTCATTTAATACAGGAGCATTAAGACATTTTGCTCTCATCTCATCACATAACTCTCTTTGTTCTAATACTGATGCTCCTATTGATACCTGATATTGTTCATTACTTAGTATGTCTTGCCATTCAGAATCAAATATACTAGCCTCATATTTTACCTGACTCTTAATTTCATCAAATGTAAATGTGACTTCTCCAATATGAGTATTCTTATCATGTTCAACTCTTAGTGGTACAGAAACACCGTCAAATTTCTTTAATTCCTCAGTATCATAATATACACCATTACGTGACTCTCTAGGCATGAGAGCAATCCCAGCAATACGTTCTGCCATGAGTAATTTCAGTTTAAACCGATATAGAGAAGTATTATATCTCTAGCATTTCAATAGCTTTGATAAGTTCATCATAATTCTTCTTACCCTCTATAACTAATGACTCCTTGATTGGCCTTACCTTATTTCCTTTTACTCTAGCACTAAGGTTATTGGTCCTTGCTCTACCTTTTCCAATTACTACACTCTCTTTGATTAACTTAACAGTACCTTTGTATTGTAATGAACCTACTGTTTGTTGTGCAATCTTTGATGTAATAGTTATGACCTCATCTCTTGTTGGTAATCTTGTATTACCTCTCATCTTTACTATCTTTTCAAAGTGTTTTATTTCTGGGAAGAATAATATCTTCTTTCTACCATATCTCTTTGGAGGAGGAACATATGATTCCCTGTTTAATTCTATTCCACTTTCTGTTTCTAAAGCTAACCCACTTTCGGTTAGTAATGCCATTATCCTATGAATATATCGCCTGAGAATTTAAATTCAGTTCTTAGAGGTTTTCTACTATCTAATTTTGGTGTCCAATAAACAGCAACCTCTTTAACCTCATTGGCCTCTAATGTCTGAGGAGCTTCAAATCTAAGTTCTGGATTAGTGTTTTCAATTTTGATATTATGAACAGGCCATTCAGAATCTGTATTCTTTATGAATACTGTATATTTCTTAGTCTCTCCTAGTAACACTCTTCCTAAGTCAAGTGCCTCTATGGTCTTTGTCGTTTCGGAATCTGTATATATTCTAATCATCTGATTTTAACCCCTTTATGAATTTTAATATTTCATTAGTATTCTTTCTCTTATCTGCTGCATCTAATTCTGCTCTCATATTAACCATATTTTTAAGATCTGACATTGTTCTCTCATACACCATTTCCTCTTTCTTTTTAACAGAAGTGTTTTTATCTTCTTCAGGTTCTTCCTCTTTAGGTTCTTCTCTATTATCATTTAATTGATTAGTTGGAGTAACACTTGTAATAGGTGCTTCATCTTCCATATCAGTTTGATCAATCTTGACATTTGTATTGGCAACTAGCCATTGTCTTGCTTCACTTCTTCTCAAGATATTATCCCTAAATGATGTGATAACGTCTGAGATTGCTGCTTCTTGTTTTTGAGGACTTTCAAAGAATACTTGAATATCTGCTGATTTTATTCTTTTGCCTCTTGTTCTCAAGTATGGTAAGATACAGTTTCGTTTGATTTGGTTGGCTAATCTGACTTGTATTCTTTTGACCTTTCTAATCAAAACAGAATCTGTACTTTCTGAGGCTGCTCTAGCAGTAAATCCTGCGTTGAAGAATTGTAATGGGAATTTAGATCCAGGCTCTAACAAGTCTCTTTGCATATGCTCGATATAACCCTCGAATTTAGAGTTACCTGCTGTCTCTATAACTTTGACATCAAATGCTTTATCTGTAACTATCTTTGATCCCTTTTTCATCTTCTTTAAGGCATCTGCCTGACTCTTGATAAATTGTTCTCCTGCATCTTCAAAATGGAACATAACTGTTGGATCAGCATGGCCTTGAAATATCTTTGGCATAGCATCCTCTATCTGTTTCATCTGAATCAATGGAGAATCATAGACATCTCCTGTTCTTGGATCTTCATAATCTGAAAGTATTGAATGGAATAGTCCTCTAGCAAATGGTTCTCTTGCAACATTAGTTAATTTGAAATGTATTACCTCACTTGGTTTAAAAAATATGTCTTTATCATTAACGTGTTGAACATATCGTTTAATATGTCCTTTTGCGTTTCTTGTAATGGATGATATTGTAGTTATTGGTACTTCAACAAACTCATCATTGGTTGGAGACTTTTCAATTATCCAATTTCCTGTTCCAAGATAAGAATGTATTCCATCTTCTAAAAATTCATCAAATCCTGACTCTTCAAGCCACTCATTGACCATTTCCTGTACCTTATTGTTCTTTGCAGTAACTTTTAGCCCTTTTCCTATGATCATTTGGTTGTATGTTTCGATTGCTAGGTTCAATCTACCGTCTTTGTTAATTGCATCCAAAGTCTCTATAAATGGTCTATCTGGAGCTAATTCATCTTGCCAATCGCTTTGATTTACCTCACTTTTATTACTAAATGTCTCTAAAACTTTGATAGTACCCGAATAAGTCTCTTTTTTTGCTCGTTTTTTAGGCAAAACTGCCTCTTTTGGGTAGATAACGTGACCATTTCCTCTAATAGTTGGCTTCATATGGCATTTTTAGTATAGTTTTGTTAAATGGAAGTAAAAAACGAATTAATCAAAATCTAGGTATATATCATCAGAGCCATTTACCCCTACTGCTGTCAATCTACTACCTGATACCTCTAATCTTAGTCTAATTTTAAATATTCCAGAAATTGTTGGTGTTTGTGATTCCAAAAACTTTACAAAGAACGTTCCATCTGAATTTAATGTAACAATATCATCAGAGGAAAAGATAGTTCCTCCTTCTTGGTCTATTATTCTAAAAGTTCCTGTAAATCCTGAGATGTCTCGGACAGTAGTGAATGAACTATCATCATATACTGTACCTGATAGGTCAAAAGTTGCAGAGTTAGTAAAATCTCCCTTTGCCCAGTTGTTTTGATCCATTTTTAGAAACAATACCATATTAATTTATATACTTATCGGTATTAATAGAAAGTATGTTAGCAGCACATACACCTTCTCCTTTTGAACCTAATAAACCAATCCGTAACGGAGACGTTGAGGATCTTGCTAAGAATCATTGTTATGAGGTAGTTAGATGGGGAGCATATTTGACAGATAGAATATGTTTAGAACAGTTACGTCAAAATACAGATCCTAATGTTATTTTATATATTGCTTTGATGAGAGGGATTACACCAATCATGACCATAGGTCAGTTCAAGTCATTTATAGTCTCATTTGATGAAATTAAAGATAAGAAACAAAAGAGAAAAATCCCAAGTTATAAGGTCTAACCTACTCCTGCTAGAGTTCCAGATCCCATCTTGTAATAGTATAATGCAAGCAAAAATGCATCTCCCAAGTCAAACGGATTTTGTGTTGTCTTGTTAGTACCACCCTTACTGTTAAATTTAATTGTCATTAATTGCATCTTGAGTTTCTTGAATAATGGGTGTATTTCTACCTGTTGAAAGTCAATACTGTTTGCTGCATAGTTTAACATCTTCTCTCCATACTGATTGAAGTTAATTGATTGTACGTTCATATGCTCTTTATCCCTCAAGTCTCTTATTCCCTCAGGCCAAGATCCATCTACAAAACAACGTTTGGTTTTAAATTTTAAAGATAGGTTCTTTACTTTGTTGATGATGTCAATGTAGCTAGCTCTTTCAAAAGCCTCTGCATAGATAACTGATTTCTTTCCTTTTCGCTTTTGCATAATACATATTCCAAATTCTGAAGAACCAAATCCAGGATCTATACCAATAACTCTGTCATTCGTATCATCATTATCTGTCCAGGAATACTGTTCTGCACAACATAGTTCAATACCCTCTGGAGAGAATATATCTCCAACGTTCTTTCCCCAGACTCCGAGATACTCTCTTTCATATGATCTAGCCTTTCCTGCCTCTTCTAAGAATCTGGGCGAGAAGATTGAGCTCTTTGTTTTCTTATCTTTTTTAAGACCTGCTTCAACATAGAAATGGAATCTTTCATATATTGTCGCCTCTGCTCCTTCTTTTGGCTCTTGCATAATATCGTAAAAAAAACCACTCGGTTGCTCTCCTGCTGTAGATACCCAAATAACCCAAGAATCTGACTTTCCAATATATCTCTCTCCAACGGTTCTAACAATGCTATCATCTCTAAGTTTAAAGAAAGCGGCTTCATCTCCAAAAAAGAGACTAACTTTTGGTTTACCTCTAGCTGAATGGATGTTATTTGACGGATAACATTTGATTCTTCCTCCATTGACGTCAAGTTCGTACGCACCATGATCAACATATCCTAATCCTCTTTTAACTAAAAAACCCTTTGCCCTGAGTATAAGATCCTGTGCCAAATCAACATTAGGTCCAGTAATAATCATAGCTTCCTTACCTGCAAACCAAACATCAGTAAGACACTTCCATAATATCCATAACAGTATAAATTCTGTAAGTCCTAATCCTGTTGCCTTGTAAACACAAAAACATTTACCAACATCTTTATCTCGAATTGAATCCAATCTATCCATTTGCATCTTCTCAAGTATTTCTATTTCATAAGCATATAACGGATGATAAATCCCATCTCTTTCTGGACCACCATTAGGATAGAATATGTAATGCCAAAAACAACACTCACTACTTTCTGACAATGAATCATTACACCAAAACGTTTCAGGTACTAGAGGTATGTCACGACTTGCTGCCTGTGCAAGTATGGCATGAGTCTCTTTACTCGCTAGTCCTTTCAGTTTTAATTACCTCTGGAATTGGTTTAGGTGGCCTAAGTTTCTCTCTTTCCAATTTAAGTTTCTTAACTTGTAATGGTAATGCAGAGTCTTGTAGCATCTTAAATGAATCCAGTTTAATCTCATGTCTGAATCTTGCCAACTTTAGATATAGATCCTTATCCATATCCTCTAATCCTTTCTCTTTTTCATGAGACATCAAAGTCTGTATATCTGCAACATCATGTTCAAATCCTGTCCTGGCTCTCATAAACTCTCCGATATAAGTGTCCATAGCATCTTCTGATATGGTACTCTCCATCTCCTTTTCAATCTGTTTGATATGATAGTGTACTCCTGCTGGAGTAGTCTTACCAAACTTGGACATTAACTCTGTGGACTTGTTTATCTTTTCTGCAATCCCATATGCGTTCTCACTAAAGAACATCCATTGATTAAATATATAATCGTGAAAATCCTTTGATAGTTCAGGTCCTCTAGATCTAGTCATTATACCTCTGTTCCACTTCACATACCATACACCATTTACTAAAACTAGGTTTGCCACACTTATCGCATTGGTTAATCTCTCTCAAGTAATCCTTACCTGAAAAGGATTTACGTAATCCGTTTATAAACTCTTTTAACACAACCTTTTTATCCCTGTTCTTACTTATTATACCTAATGCCATACAGATTAAAAGGAGGATTATATGTTTCGTATAAGACTCATAACTTTTGTTCACAAGAGAATAAATGGTTTGAGAAAAAAGAAAATCCAGGATTATATTGTCCTGATTGTGGTCGTCAATTACGAACAAAGGCAAGGTTTAGGAGAAATAGATTATGAAGAGATATTGCAATATATGTAATAAGAAAGTTAGTTTAACATCTAAGATACATAAAATGGCTTGGGAGTATAGCTCATATTGTAGGGCTTGTAAATATATGATGGAAATATTTGCCTGGAATGGAAATTACTTGAAAGAATATACTAATAAAATGGAGTGGGTAAGATGACTTGGATGATATGTGGAGGTGTTGAATGTAAGTTAAAAAAGTATGAAGCCAAAAAGATAGTCAGAGGAGCAGATAGAGATGGGTATAGAAGATGTAGTAAATGTGAGTTATTTTTAAAATATGATGGTATATTTTGTCCTTGTTGTTCTTGCAGAATGAAAGTATCATTTAGAAATAATAAATCAAGACAAAAGAATAGAGATATAATTCTTGAGAAACAAAATGAATGATAAAGTATTACATTTCATAGTGGGTTTCATATTAAGTATTTCAGGTGTAATATACACTCCATTGATAATATTAGGATTTATCTTTGCATTTGGTAAGGAATGGTATGATGGATATACAAAGACAGGAGTAGTAGAGATCAATGATATAATAGCAACTCTCCTGGGAGCAATAATGGCAGTAGTAATTGTTTTGTTAATACAAAGCCATGATGTATCTACATTCTTTGGCTTTACGGTTTAAGAGGGCTACCGTATAAGGGTAATCCCTGACAACCGTAATAGCTATTTAATACACTACTATTTAAACTTTACAGCACTCACAATCAACACAGTCTTTCTCATGGTCAAAGTGGTCCTTGCATTGTTCGCATACGTGGCCTATTTTAGTCATACCTACTTACAATACCTATACTATACAGGAAGTGATGGGCGAAGCCCATCTTTTAAAAGCACTGAGAAAAAAAACTATGATCATAGTATTATATATTATAGTTTATATTCTATACTAATATCAAATTATCATGAGAAACATCCGTTACAAGCGTAAATTAATGGTAGATTGGGGTATCTTAGATGAAAATGGAGATCTCACAAAGTCCATGCAGGATAAATGTCTAGAAACTGAGGGGGATGTGTATCATAATATAGCCCAGGCTATGAGAATTACACTAAAATATATGGAATTTGATGGTTCAGTAGAGGATGAACAGGACTTTATGGACCTAGTAGAGGAGGCAATAGGTAGGATGATTAATAAGTATAGGGAAGAGATAAATAAGGATAAGGATAAGGGTAATAGTGAACCTAACCAATAGGGAGAAACAATTAGTTACTCTAGCATATTATCAGGGTAGTTGTGATAATGCCAAAGTCTCTGCTAGGCAGGAGATGTTTAGTCTATTAGATAAAGCAGCAATAGAATCTGCTAGTAAAGTCCTGGAAGAGTTAGGCCTAGAATACCCAGATACTACAGAGTTGAAGGCTTTCTGGAATGAGATGGAACAGATTACTCTATATCTCTGTAAAGAAGGTAATAGATAGGATAATATACTACTATAGTAAATAGCTCATTTTCGTGTTCCTTAAATACTAGATAACTATAATATAATTATGCCTCTTGATAGACAAACGGAAGATGAATTGATAGAATCATCAGCAATCCCTTTGACTAAAGACCAATTATTATATGCATTAGCATTAGCACAAAAACAACTAGATCGTATAGAAATATATGTTGATGATGATTCTGAATGGCTTTCTACTGACAGAAGAATAGGACCTGAATTATTAAGTCGTAAAAGACGAGATATCAAACATATTTTAAATTTTGGGTTTTAATATGAATTATTGTGGCCAATGTGACAAGAAAGCAGTATCTAGGATAAAGTTAGGAGAGAGTAATGATAGTAGGTGGCTATGCCTAAAACATTATACTCTGTATATGAACGCAAATTCTGAGCATAAGGTAGTATTTCAGAGAGCAAGTGAGATACAAAGAGAGTAAGCAAAAGGATAAATAACACTATAGACAGTAATAAGCATGATGACCAAAGTAAAGTATTCAATACAACGTATAGTCAATGTTACTAGTATGCATCATTTAGACATACACAAATCAGACACCTTATTTAATCAATGTGTATCAGGTGCAGTAGTAGTTAAAAAAAAATACGTTATGCGTGATGATGCAGATGAAAACATAGCACGAATATTCGGACAGATTGATTAAATTCAATCATCCTTTTTTATAATTAGGTCGGACTGATTTTCGGAATTTTATTTCGGCTTTAAAAAACGACTTTTCCCCCTATATAAGTGTTGCTACGGCGAGGTAGGTTTTTATAGTACTGTACTGTACGGTACAGTATATAAGGCCGTACCGTACCCCCAGGTACTTTAAAGTAATGTACGGTACGCGAAAAAATAATAAAACGTCATTATACAATAGTTTTAGCTATTAATAAGTGTTTGTGAGATCGCATTTAGTATATAAAGCAGAGTAATGTATATATAGGCCTTTTTGGACCAATTCCTGGGCTATATAAGGATATCGCTGGACCAAAAACTATAAATAAAGGGAAAAAGGTCGCCCTGATTTTTAATAAAGTAATGGAAGTAATATTATAATTTATGACTAGATACTTAATGATAATACTTAATGATATTATGAATGATTATACTATGATTGATTAATGCTTACTATGTTATTGATTGAGATCCTTATCTCTTATCTCTTTAATGATGTGCTTAATGTCTCTAATGTCTTTAGGTATTGCAATATATCCACATATACCAATAATACACATGAATGATATTAATGACATTATACCATATATGCTATCAATCAAAAGTAATATCCTTAAAGATGTCATTACTACCACATAGATCACAGTATAAGTATTCGTGACTATAACGATTAGATGAATTGCTACATTCCTTACAGCAATAATGATATAATTTCCTAGTCTTATTCATACCTTATCTAATTCCTTATTGATATGATTTAACTGATATTCAATTACCTTATCTAACTTAATCTCCAATTCGTTTAATCTCTTAGTTTGTAATTCAATACCCTTAGTAAATTCCCCTTGTAAGTTCAATACATACTCCATTAGATCCATTATAACCTACTCTTCCTTGTTTCTTTGTGTAAGATAAAACATTCCATAATATCATCTTTTTCTAAATAATCCCTAGATATACAGTTTAAAGGAAATTTATCATACTCACATTCATTTATTTTTGTGATAATTTCATTATTATTAATATTTGATTCATTAATGCTTATTTCTGTAATTTCTTTATTTTCTTTTTCTAATTTCTTAAAAACCGTAGTCAATAAATCTCTATTCTTATCATATTTACTTAAACAATTTTTAACTGATATTTCAATCATATCTATAATATTTTCATAAGGTACTCCATGCTGGTTAAGCATAGTAATAGTTGTTAATAATGATATTTCAAGATCAATTTGCCATGTCTTTACCTCTTCAATACTCATAATTATTCTCACTCATTTTTAACTCACTTTCGATCTGATCTTCAATGTCATATACGCTAATACCATACTCTAAATATTCCTCATATATTTGATCTTTAGTTAAACCAATATTTTTATATTTTTTTAATACTCTTTTAATCTCTGTTTTCTCTTCATTAGATACAAATTTCATATAATTTTCATTGTCATAAGATGAAAAATCAGTAATATATTGAAAATAAGTTTGTTTAAAGTAATTGTTAGATGTGACTAATGTATTATTGTTATTTTCATCTTTTACTAAATCCCATGATCCATATTTTTTAATTTTTCCTGATCTACCATTCATTATTACGAATTTATTATTATCTGTAAATAGATTCAATATTGAATGATCAACGTAATTCAATATCCAACTCATTAAGCGACTGTCAGAAATTTCCGTTTGATCACGGTTTGAAGGATAAACAGCGTATTTGTTTAAAGTCATAATTTTAATGGCTATTTCGTTTAACTTATCCATATCTAACGTACCATTATGAAAAAAGACATCTTTGTTTGTATGACATTCTAAATCATTATTGGACATATTTTCAATTAAAAAACCATGTGTATTTAATTTACTCTCACTATTTCCACTTGAAGCAATTCTATAATGTTGAATCATTGATAAATTACCCTCGTTTTTTGCTTTATTTGTTAGCTCGTTTAATTCATCTAATGTTATACCTTTTTTCATATAGATACATTTTTGTTTTTTATCCCATTTACAAAAGCCATTACCATCATTATTTGCTTTTTCCATTAATTCAGTAGTTTGTTTAGATGGTATTTGATCCAAATTCTCAATAACAGAAATAACGCACATATTAACAATACTCCTTACAGAAATACTCTAAATTATCATCTATTAAACTCAAATAATTATCAATGTGTTTTTCCGTGTATAATCCCTTGATAAAGAATTTTTGTCCATTTTTTAAACCCTTCAACTTTAAGAAATTAAAATTAGGTAAAAAACAATTTTTTTCCGAATTATAGACTTTAAGAGATTCAAAATTTTCAGATTGATCAATATGATTAATCATTGAATTGAAAAAAGTCATTTTATAATTATTAACTTCAATTTTTTTAATATCTTGTTTATCAACATCATATAATTGATTGAATCTATCAGATTTAACATATATTTCAATTCCTTTTTCTTTATGTTCAATGTCTAAATGAAGGGTGAAATTGTAAGCATTATTCAATTTTACATATTTTGAATAAATGAATTTATTTGGTTTATTTTTATCTAAATATTCATTAAATATCTGAATTACTTTATGCACATATTCGACTGATAAATTTGGATCATCAAAAACCGTACCTACACGAATTTCAACCGTACCAAATTCGTGATTATTATCTGTAAATTTATTATAACAATAATTAAGATGCGTATAACGAGTTTCACATTCTGATATTATTTGCTGATCAGCATGGTATTCATCTAAAGAATACTTTACGCCATTTAGTCTTTTTATGAATCTTGAATAATCATTAATTTTTCTGTCTATACTCCATTGTCTTATTTCCTTCATAAAATGATCATAAAATCTTTTAGTTGATATAATGTGATAAGCTTGTTTATCATCTAAAAAACTCAAATGTATATGTAATCCACAAGTTGAATTATGTTCATCGGGATAATTATTTAAAATCCAATCTTTAGCTTCATTTACTTTTAATTTTGGACTAGATACTTCACCAACTTCATTATTATTTTCACAATTACATTCACATTGACAGATACAAGAACAATCTAAACAGCAATTATTGTAAGTATTACCGAAATATCTACAGTCATGTGTTAAATCTTGTAATTCTTGGAATGATTCAATACATTCATTACATCGATCCATTGGATCACATTCTTTATTATCGCATATTTTCTCAATTTCACATTCACAATCTGAATAGCCATTATTACAATCATTACATTTTAAACATGATTCACATACACATTCATCTAAAGATTTTTCACATTGATCACATACTTGACATGATTCACATTCACAATAAGATGAACATTCACAATTATCTCTACAATAACCTTCACATTCATTATAATCAGTATCAAAACCTTCAACGCTTGAATCTCCTTTTAATTCTGAATGACCATTTTTGTACCTTCCTTCAAGCTCTAAACCTAAAAATTTTATGTGCTGTTTGCCAGTTAAAATATATTTTGTACTTCCTAAAGTTGAATCTTTAATTTTTAATATTTCACTCATTTTCTAAAGCCTCAATTTTTAACTGATCTATATTTTCTCTTTGATGCTTACAAGAACATAGTTTGCACTCAAAGGTTTTTCCACATTTACAACTTAAACGATTTTGTGCTTTATCTCTAAAAGTAAAATCTGGGCACGTACATTGATCGCAAGTTACATTATACCATTCTTGTTTATTTGATGATTGAACTTTCATTACTCTAAGTATGCGTATAGTTTTGATATAAAGATTTAATGTAGATTAATTTGACAAAATGTGTAATTAGTAAGCTTAATATCTATATTGATCTATATAGTTTTCATAGTTTCTATACGAATTAAGAAATTTAAAAAACATTATGCCGATCTTGCGTATTTGTTTAGTATTTGAAAAAATAAAGACTTTAGAATATTTTATCTAAATTTTCTAATTGTATGCTTAGTTTGCATACTATGCTTATTATCCATACAAAATACTTTAATAAAAGTAATCTTTAAATATCAAAAAGATTTCAAAAAAATTTTATGTTCTATATAGTAGGTAGAAATTTTTTTTATTATTACTTGTTATTGTTTGATTACTGGAAAATTTGATAAAATGATATTTCTATAGTACCCCCCCTGGATATTCGCCAGGTCCTGGATATTCGCCAGGTCCTATATTATAAAGCTTTCCCTGGTGGAAACATTTATATTAGGTATATGACAGTAAGGGGGAGTACCGTACTGTACTTTATTTTACCGTAATCCAGGACCAACCTTTTAGGCGTTATATAGTAGGTAGAAATTTTTCCTCTTTCCTACCATGCAGAATCAGCAGCACATTTTCCATTTAGACATGAATCCGTACTACCCCCCCCTGCTTTTTTTAGAGAGTTTTCAAGTGATGTCTTTATGATTCTGTATCTGCTTAACACGTTAGTAAATGCCTCTACTGCTTCCTCTTCAAATGCGTTAGTAGGTTCTATCAACTCTAACATTGATTGTATGTCGTCAATCTTATAGTTGATCTCTTCCAATGCTTGTAATATTTTCATTTCTATCATTATTTGAATGTGTCAAAGAATCCTGGATTTTTACTAAGGAACATATCACATTGTAAACATTCCTCTCTATCTACGTGGTTAAACATGAGTTTCTTTATCTCTACTACACCTAGTTTAGCCTTAGTCTTTGGGTTCTCTATGAGTATCTTACCCAATCTACATATGTCATTTTGTACCTCTGTTAGCATCTTAATCCTATTGTCTAAACTCTTTAGGTCCTCATTGGTTTTAATTGCATACTTTAATCCTTTGGTTGTCATTGGCCTAACTACCCTGTGACATTCATGGTTACATTTCTCATCAGCACATCTTTCTTGAATACATTCCCTACATTCTGACTCATCTTTCTTTACCTCCCATACTGTCTTAAACTCCCACTCTCCTGCTATTGCGTGTTTGAGTGAGTCTGTTGTGTTACAGGCCACTATGATTGCCTCATATGAATTGACATCTGTAGCAAATCTACTGTCTCTTACGAGTTTGGTCCTCTTGGCATATTCCTTACATAACTTATCATCATGATGATGTAATGGTTTTCCTCCTGGTATAACTTTTCCATCCCTGACTTCTTTCTTTGATACTGCTGTATGTTCATTCTCCATCTTGATAGCAAGTAAGGCCAGTTCATTTGCTAGATGGCACTTCCATGTGTACTGTTCCATCTCTTCCTTTCTTGCCTTTGTTATGATGTCTTTGGCAGGTGTTGTCAATCTCTTTAATGCCTTTAACTGTTCATCTACAATATCTACATTATCTGCTATATAGGATTCTACTAATTCCTCTATCTTATTATCTGTTAATCTTACCAGGTTGGTGTTCCCTACCACATCTTTCTTTCCATCCTTGTACTTTGGTTCGAGATAATCATACATAGCTGAATGTCCAAATGCCCATCTCTGCTTCTCTCTGATCCTATTCATAATCCTTGCAACATCAGTTAATTTAGGATCTTTAATACCAGCAGCATTAGCTATAGCTTTTATTTCAGGATGATTGATATTATCTGCTATATTTTTGGATAGTTTAATGATTAATGGTTTAAGATCTGATTTGATACCATTTGAGATTTTGGAAATCCTGTCTATAAGAATGTTTGCTTCCTCATTCATAATAAAAAAGGAAGAGTTTTAGTATATAAACCGTTATATACTATTACTCGGTGTTTCTTCTGTTTTCACAGACCTGATTGAATATCATGCCAATGGTTGCAGGATGTGTAATACCTACATTGTTGCACACCTTTTGAACGCCACTTAAAATACACAACATTCGTTCTGTCAGTTCAGCAGCACTCTTGATGATCATGTCCATCTGATCTCCTGGTGTTGATATTCCATCAAGGTTGATTTTATCTGCTGAAGTATTGCTAACTCTTGTCTCGGCAAAGCCTGTTGCACTTTCCTTACAAGATGTTTTTTTTGTCTTATAGTCAAAGCTAAAATGAGCTTCTTCTTTGTCCTTGTATTGCCATTGTAAGGAAGTCTCTCCTTTGTACTCCTTTTCTCGGCATACGAGAACTTTGTGACAAGAAGGGCAACTATCTTCAGCACCCTTTGATTTCGGAATCATTGTATAGTGTATAATAAAAAAGGGATATAAGTGTTACTCATCGTCTGTTAAGATTTTCACACCTAATGTATTCTCACACATTGATTTAAATCCTTTAAGAGCAATTAATATATTGTTCTTGTCTGGATCTTGTTCCAGGAACTGATCAACGTGCATTGAATCTTCAGGATTAAAAGCCCATGATATTTCTATCTTAGAACCCTTGCTGAAATTCTTTAGACTAAACTTTATTCTCTCTACTGTCTTGAGAGAAGTTGTCTTGTCTATGAAATTCTTTTCGTCTGTCATAATAATATGGATTAACTAACTTCCATTTAAGTTTTCGCTTCTCGTTATAAACGATGCAACTGTGAGCTTTGTATCTTCTACTAGCTGTTGCCAATCGGGCTTTTTCCTCAGGATGTATGTAGCCTTTACCCTTCCTTGAGTATTTTGCTTGTATGAGCAACGCACAACAAAGCTTGGATGACTTAGGAGGCACGCCAACCAAATCGAATGTTCCTTTGCTCGCATACGATCGAACCACATAGTACCCTTTAGCAACGAGGTATCTGACGATGCGATATTCAAAATTCCTTCCTGCGACATAATTCTTATTGCTCATTCCTCAAAAGCATAATCTTTGTATTACCCAATGGTCCTGTTTCTCTGTAGTATCTCTGTCACTATTTTCTTCAATGGCCTGATGTAATGATTCATGAATCAAAGTATCAAACAAACCCCATATTGTCAAGTGACCACCTAGCCATACTTCTATAGTTCCGTCATGACTAATATATTCTCCATGAGCTTCCTCATTTTCTTCTAAGTGGATTCGCATTTACAAACTTCCCTGTCGTGACATGGTTCACATCTATTTTGCCCACACTTGTTTAAAGTAATTAATTTATTACTACTCCAACAACAATGACATAAACCCATCATGCCTTAGCCCTGCCTATATTATTGAATAATTCTGCTTTTCTCAAGCCTTCATATGTCATTTTGACATCTTTTACACAATGATCAATGATATAATCCATACTCTTTTGCCATAACTTGTGATCCTTAAAGTGTGTAATATACCAATATTTTAGGTCCACAAAGGTTTTTTCATCATTACCTGTTGTTTGTCTGATGAAATTCTTTAGTGTATTTCTCTTGGCTTTCATGGTAGTTTTCATCATTCTCCATGTATCTCCATAGAATTGATAGCCATAGTAAGGTATAAGTTCCTCCTGGTGTGTTAGCAGACATCTGGATCTAAAGTATGGATTATCAAATTTAGTTGAATAGTGTCCTACTACATGATGTGCTTGATGCATATTATGTGATAAAGTCTCTAGCAATCTCTCATCAAAATTAAACGTACTTTGTGCTACTGCCTTTTTAATATCCTTTTTACTTATTGAATCCTGTACGTGTTCTATTTCCTCTGTAACTATATCTCTTAATATGCCAACATAGCAAATGATAAAGTTCTGTTCAGGATCAAAGTCTGATGTCTCTATGTCGTAAATGAATTGATGTCTAATCCCTATCTCTAAATATCTATATTGAATCTCAGTAAATGGTTTATGTTTTATATTTTTAAATAATTCATCAACTTCAAACCTGTGCAACTTTGCGTGTCTGTCAAATCTTGATTGTATTTCAGGTAATGAAAGGTTTCGCATACACTATTTGTCCATTAGGGAAAGTTAATAAACCCTTATACAACCTACATCTTGGACAAAACTCATGCCTAGCAAATATAAAATTATTAATAGTAACAAACTGTGGTTCTGTAAATCCAAACATACGTTTCTTATTGTCATATTTCTTAGGCCACTTAAACTCTGAACCAACATGATCTTTCCACCATTGTGATTCTGTTATTTGTTCAATGACTTCCTTTGCAGCACGTTCTGCTGGAGAGTTAAGAGGAGATATTTTGTATTCCTTTATTGCATCTGCTAGTTTACCCAAGTCTCTTCCTCAATAACTCATCATTTCTTTTGTCTATATCAATGCCTATCCAATCTCTGCCTAACTGTTGTGCTGCTTGTGCAGTTGTTCCAGATCCCATGAATGGATCTAATACTAAACCGTCTTTAGGACAGGCACATTTAATTATTCTTAATGGTATGTCAATAGGGAATGTAGCATAATGTGAACCTTTGAATGGTTTAACTGTTATATCCCACATATCTCCAGGATTCTTTCCTTTGGGATTATTCATGGATTTACCATTTGGTCCATAAATACCACTATGTCTTTGCATATCTTTTGAATGTGGTTGTTGTCCAGGTATGTTTAAATTTTTTCTATATTTTTTAACTTCTTCATCTGTTGCTCCTTGTAAAAATCTATTTTTATCTGAGTCTCTTACTCTTACATTAAATGGTTTGTATTCTGTAACACAGACTTCTCTTATTGGATCTAAATCAAAATAATATTTATTGTTTTTAGCAAAGAAATAGATATGCTCAAAACTATTGGTAAATCTATCCTTACCACTAAAAGGCATCCTGTTTCGTTTATACCATATTATATCATTTCTTAATATCCAATCATCCATGACACAGTTAAGGGCAAACCTCTCAGGTATCATTAATTTAGATTTTTTTGGAACATCCTCTTTGAGTTTATACCTTTTGTCAGGTATTGTTTCAGGTGTTTCTTTTGATTTGTTTTTTTCTTTCCATGCTCCTTTGCCACTACCTGCATAAGTATCTCCAAGATTAATCCAACAAGTTCCACTATCTTTTAACACTCTTTTAATTTGTTCCATAAATCTTGTCATATGTAATAGATATAATTCAGGTGTTTCTTCTAATCCCCATTGGCCCTCTTTACCATAATCTCTAAGACCATAATAAGGAGGACTAGAGATAACTGTATCTATACTGTTAGATTCAATCTTAGATAATCCATCCAATACGTCTCCATAAATCATACCCATATCAATTTACCTCCTGACTCTATAAGTGAGTTAGTTTTATTTAATAGTTTGTCAATCTCGGCTTCTGCTTTTTCCTCAGTAGAAAACCATATATTTCTTTCCATAAGCTTTGCAACTGCTTGATCATGTGTTACAGGATCAGTAAATACAAATCTGATATAAGTGGACTTGTCCATATGTTCTATCATGCTTGTGTTTCTTTCTCCTGGTGTACTCATTCCTAATGTCTGTAGTGAATCATTTAACATCTTGATTGCCCTACTTGCATGGTCCTTTGTTGATAACTCTTCCAAGTCCAATCTTGTATATGCCTGTGTTAATCTACATAGATCCTCATATGTTCTAATGTCAACTGACAATGATTCATCCTTTTGTTTTACCTGTCTCAACTCTGACCACCATTTTGTCAAGACTTCATCTACATCATCAGGTATTACAGGACTCAAAGTCTTTGCATAGTTTATGAATTTAGTCATTTGTTCTATGTTCAATGCTGTAGTAATCTCTCCTCTTCTTACCTGCATGATATGTTTTGCTATTGCTAAATCATCATCCATACTTGGTATATCTCTTACAAGAAATACTAATCCAAATCTTGATAGTAACGAATCAGGTAAGTTGATATTCTCATTGATTGATAGTTCGGGATTCCATCTACTCTTCTTTGGATTTCCAGCAGCAATTATAGATACCTTAACCTCCCATGTAATATCAATACCAATCTTTCTCAAGCTGAACTGTTGTGATTCCATTATCTCATGGCAGTATGTCCTATCTGTTTCATTCATCTTCTCAATCTCATCTAGTGCTGCAACTCCACCGTTACATAGAGTTACTGATCCAGGCTTTCCTATACGAGTTCCGTCTGATAAATTGTCAACTCCACCGAATAACCCTGCTCCACTTGCTGATTTCCCTGATACATAATCTGATTTCTTTACTATGTTCGTAACGAACTTGAGTAGTTGAGTCTTTGCTAATCCAGGATCTCCTAATAATAATGTGTTAATATCTCCTCTTGCTGTTGGTGTTTGTACTCCACCTAGACAAGTCAATAGTAATCCCTCTTTGATAAGATACATATTTCTAATATGTGGAGCAAATGATTTAATGACCTCAGTTTTATCCAAGTCTTTAAACTGTTGTATCTCTTCCTCAGTTGGTATGATAGGTTTTTCATCTGTGAAATTGTACTGGCTAATGTCAAAGAATCTGTGATATGTCAAGTCCTTTACTGTTTTCTTTCTGGACCTTAGTAATCCACGTAAGTTCAATTTAGTTCCTGGCTGAATCTTTGTAATGTTATCTCCATAGATGAATCCTGTCAAATGTATTGGGTTAGTCTCTCCCTGTTCTGTCATTAGGACTTTGCGTAGTTGTCCTTTGGTTACTTGTTTCTGAAAACAATCCAAGTTGCATCTGTCACATCTGTGCTTTTGTGGTATGTCTCTCCAATCTTTAAAGTCCTGTGGATATTCATATATTTTTTCATGCGTACAGTTTGGACATTGATATACTGTCATGATGGCATAATGCTCTATCTCTGATTGTCCTGCTACTATGGTCTGTAGTAGTATGTTAGGATCATTCTCATGTATTGGCCTAAGTTCCTCAAGTTTTAAAAGATTACAAGTCTCTCCATCCTTATCTATAAATGATGTCATAACTCGTTACCCCATGAATCCCACCCATTTATTCTTTCCCTTGCAAATAATTCTATACGTGGTAAGTCTCCAATATGTTCTAAAATCAAATCTCTCATTTCATCAGGTTTTTGTGAGTGCTTTCTTTGAGGAGAAAATAACACATTTTTTAAATCTTTTCTTTGTCTTTTCAAAGTTCCTTTTTTTGCTAATATTAGATGCTCAGTACATACTCTAAAATCATAACCTAACCCCATGATTGGTGTTCCGTCTTTGTAAGTTTTAATCCATGTAACTGTTTGTTTATATTTGAATCCCCATGCCTTTACTAATTCTAAAGCTTCTTGAACAAAAGGATTAGTGTACCACATATACAAATAACAATTATCATCAGCTAAATCTGATATAGGTAATTGTTTCATTTGTTCTATACCTGTTGTTTCATAATGATGTTTAACACAACCATTCCCCCAATTCTCATTATAACTCCATGCAGGATCAGCATAGATGATATTATATTTCTTATCTGGAAAGTTCATTCCTTTAGTGATTCCCTGATTAAATTACATAACTGTCTTGATGTATTTTTCCCATACTTTTGTTTAAAAATTACAAAGTCAAGTTCATAACATTTAGGAATGTAAGTGTGATGTTTCATCATTAACTATGATCACAGTCTTACTATTATACTTTTCTCGATTTTTAGAATTTTGTGGTTTGGACCTTGTAAAATTTCCACAGCAACCACATCTCATAACATCTTTTTCATAATACACAGAACATAATGTGCATCTTCTATGATTGTCATATATTGGAGATGTAGTTTTTTTGCATTTCAAAATATTGCAGCGATCATGACAGATCTTTACCACAATATAAGGTAACGTACCGTACTTATAAAGTTTTCTCTTTTCCTTTAAATAGCTTAGACATTTCTATCTCTAATTGTTCTATAATTGTTTTTCTGCTTTCTTTAATATCGGCAATATTAAGGACAATAAGCTTGATTCCTGCTCCTCTAAACAATTCATTTCTTTCGATAGTTTTTTGTACCTTTCTATCATGGATTGCACCGTCAAGCTCAATGATAATAACTCCGTGCTGTCTATCAATACATAAGAGGTCAGGGTTTTTCCACTTAAATCTTTCGAGTTCTTGTTTACCAACTGATTCACTAATTCTGTATAAGTTTCCATATTCTCTGTCAAATCCAACATACCATTCCCTCTTGAAATCCATATGAAACCTATCCTTTAAAAACTGTTTTAATCTTATTAACTGTTCTAAGTCTGATTGTCCTTTTTGCTTGGTTCTCTGGCCAAATGCTATTCCAGATTGTTTACCTCTTACCATTTCTAATTTTTAATATATGTTTATACTCATTAGAAGTGATTCTATGAGGTTTCTTAACACATTTTTTCTTTGACAAAGTCTCATATACGTGAGATGTAGAGGCATTTAGTTTTTTTACTATTGTTATTTTTTTATAACCTTGCTTGTGTAAATATATAATTTTATGTTTTAACATATAATTAGTATAATTTAGATATATTTATCCGTTACGGAAACTTATATTTAAACTGCTATGATAAAGTGAACATCTAAGTATGGAGGCTTGTTTTCGTGTGAGTTTCCTGAACCTGTTGATGAGTTTGATAATGAAGCAGTAGCAGGTGTATGTGAACTTGGAGATGTTTTATTACTAAATGCTGTAGTGTTAAGTCCAGATACACCTGGAGAAGCATTTGATCCGTCAAGATTGATTGAGTGACCGTGAGGATTTGGAGAAATGGTGTGACTGTGTGATGGCATCTCTGATGTTGATAATGTATGTGTTGATTCTCCTCCTGTAGTTCCTCTACCTGCATCATTGGTTGCTGCTCTAGGAAACTTGTTGCTTGTTACAAAGTTAGGTACATTGAATGTTCCAGATCCATCTCCTACACCATATTCCGTATCTAATACTGCAAAGAGTTGAGCATATGTAGTTCTTGATACTGCTGCTCCGTTACAAAGTAACCACCCTGTAGGAATATCTGCTACTGCTCCTGCATACATATTGATTGTTCCAACAGGAACATCTGCTCCCTCCCATAATGGAGAACCTTCTGTACCTTTATTGTAATATAATCTCTTTAAATCAGAACGCCAAAATAATCTTGTTACATCCCATGAGCTAGGAAATGAAGTTCCCTGACCATATGTTGTAGGATCTAAGTTTGATCCAGATACTATTCCTCCTGTCCATGATTGAATTTTAGGATCAACCATATCTATAGAGTTCCATTTTCTTGCAGTTCATTAATCTGAACCACAAATAAATCTCCAGCATCTAATACAAAGTCAGTTGATACAACTCTTGCATGACATTTTGTAGTTCCTGTTAATGCCCAATTAACTCCAGCTTCTTTGATAGTTCTTGGTGTAGCATCAAAACTAGAATCATCCCATAACATACCTAACTTCATAGTTTGATTAACCCTTGATCTACTTCCTTGAGTTGAAAATCTTTTTCTTGCATATGCTGAATCTGTAAATTCTGTTTGTAAATCTGTTTGAGATTCTGCTTCAGAAGTTGAATTAGATCCTATTGAACAATAGTCTAATTGAGTTGATACTGCTCCAATATCCCTGTCTATTGATTCCTTGATACCTTGTAATAATATTACATTGTCCATAGACTCAAATTTCTTTGGCCTTGCTGTTGTAATACGGTTGTTAATTAAATCATTCTGGACCTCTAAAAGTAATCTTTCATTATCCTCAACTATATTGGTAGGGTTAAATGATACATCTTTGCCATCCCATAGAGTAAATCCCCATGAATCTGAGTTTATTTTAAGATGATGTGATAAACCTTGTGCAGTTTCGTGCAGTAATTTAGGCTTGTTAAAGTAACTATCAATCTGATCTAGCATATTTAACTTCCCTTATTTAAAACAAAGAGAAGTATTAATCATGAATAAAATATCAAGGTCAGAGAAGTTAAGAGATATGACTAAATTAGAAAGAGATATGGAGGGTATGGTATCTATGCACGAATTAACCTTATTATACAATCAAAATATCCAATTAAAATTAGATGAACTTACTGACGATCCTGTTCTACAAGATCAAGTTAAATTCGAGTTAGGTATTAACTAGCCTTAAATTCGCCTACTGTTTGGATAGGTGTGGGATTATCATCTGCTACAAATGATATACTAAATACCTCTGTATCAGCAGGAGCAACATTCATTTCCAATGATAAAGAATCTTCAGTTTGTAATACTGTTCCTGCCTCTGATGTGATAGATTCTATTTCCGTTACGGAATCTAGTAATCCATTATAATGATTTGTTATCCAGGCTAGTTCTTTCTCCTCTGACATCATGGAGACATAAGCCATCCTTGTGCCACTCTTTGCTCTTGCCACTATAATTCAGTCCAAGTACTATCGTATAGAATGTATTCTTTGTTATTGTCAGTTTCATAGAAAATTGAGCCATCTACTACATTTAGAGGATATATTATAGGAGATGTTACTGTATCATATATTTTAATATTATCAATATATCCTGTTAATGTTCCAGAATGTCCACTAAAATTATCAAAATTATGAAGTACAATATATTGTAATCCTGTTGCACTAGAGTTAATGGTGGTTTCTAAGGTTTCTGATACTGTTGTTCTATCTATTGTTGTGTAAAATATTAATTTAATAACTGTTCCATCTCTTATCATTCTACAAAAATGAGTAGTTAAATCTGCATTATCTGTAGTTAATGAAAAAGCTGCTGTACCATTATCTCCATTTGACATACTACTATTATATGTAGAACGTAAAAATATATTATCATCAGTTCCAGAACCACCTCCAAAACAAACATATACAGAGTGTTTTGAAGTTCCACTTCTACTGCTTGTTTCATCTTCGTTACTTACTGCAAACCAACCTGCTGTATTACCCAAAGTTACAGCATTTAAATAAAAATCAAAGTCCATACACCATGTATTACTTAATGCAGAACTTAAAGTTAATGCACTTGATTCATTACTACCACTACGTTGAAAATCAAATTCCCATCTATTATTTGCAACTCCTATATTTGCATGTTGGTCAGTTGCATTATCAGATGAGAAATCATCACTAAATGTTAAAGTAGCATTAGATTCTCTTTCAGAATTAGTTCCTCTTATCCTATTTCCTGCGAGGTATTCTACCATTTTAACTCTACCTCATTTCCACAACTGCATACAACAGAAGTTTTTCCCTGTTCACTTCTATTGGTCATTTTACTACCACATTTATCACAAGTGCCTTTCTTTAGATGGACATAGTTCCAACATGGCTCACAGTAATGATATTGCATTACGATATATTGTTCATATTCGTGAGCTCCTAGTGTTGCCACTTGACATTTATCACAGAAATATTTTTCCCCCTCGTTTAAGTGGTCATAGTATTCTTGGCTCATTATAATCCCCATTTAACCTTTAGATATGCTTCTACACCTTCTATTTCAGATGTGGTTAGTAATCTATCATAAATAATTATTTCTGCAATTTTTTCATTCCAATAACTTCCTGCTATAGATTCATATCTTCCTACTGATAGACCTACAAAAGCATTAGCTGATCCAGTAGGAGAAGTAGGAACGGTTGTCTCTAATACTCCATTGGTTCTAACAAATCCTGATGTTCCATTTGCTATAATGGTTGCATAAGTCCAAGATTCCAAACTTGGTGGGTTATCTATGACATAAGCTCCACCCGAAGTATTTGAAACCCTTATACTATTATTATCTTCTTTGTAAAGTGGATGCCATGTAGTGTTATTTCTATTTGACATACTATGATTAATATTAACACTACTAGCTGGTATTTGAGTTACAATAAATGTAGTTGTTGCAGAAGATACAGAGGTTAAATTTGCATCAGTAAGTATATAACGACTTGAAGCAAAATCAATGACATCTTTACCATTTTTATCTGCTGATACCCATAATGGTTGTGATCCTGATGTGCCTTGATTTAAATCTCTGACAGATGTTCCCTCTTTATTTGTCCATGCAGATACCCTATCGGATGATTTTGTAATTGTTGTTGAATCATTAGCATCATACCAAGCGTATAAATTTGATATATCATCAGGATAACTAGGAGTCCAAGTAGTAATAGGTGTTGCTGTTGTTACACCATTGTAAAATTCAATATCATCTAAATAACCATTTTGTATTTCTGCTCTACTTGAACTACTTCTCATTTTACCTACAATATATTGAAGTCCTGAAACTCCTGATGATGTTGTTTCTGTTACTTTTTCAACACTTGTTGTATATGTAGAATCACTAAATAATTCAATAGTAAATGATGTTTCTGATTCTCTAATAATTTCTACCCAATATTCATCAGTTGAAGTAAATGCTGTACTAAAAGTGCTTGTGTTATCAAAAGGTAATAATGATCCATTTGCACTTCCAGTTTTATAATCATCATCAATTCCCCATCTTATCTCTAAACCTATGGCGTCTTGTGTTCCTGAGTAAGCTCCATTTGTAGAAGATAATCCAAAGAATGTTTGAGAATCGTAAGAATCAGCATTAGTATTACCTGTAAAATTTAAGTGCATACGCAATACCCAAGCAGTATCACTTACAGATGTTAAATCCTTATAGACTTCATGATCAGCACCATCTCTTTTTAAAGCAAAGTCTATTCTATGATTTGTTGATGTATCTATAGTAAATTCAGTTCCTGATTCTGCCCAACCTTTATCACTTGTAAAATCATCTTCAAATGTTGGTGCTGATGTAGACCAATATCTCTTAGCAGTATCTTTCTCTACTAGAATGGAATTGTCTTGTACGTCAGTTGGTTTATCTTGAAGTATTGATATTGTAGTTGATGGACTAGAATCAAATTGCCAATCTGGAGTTCTATCTATATCTGAATAACTACTACCGTCATATTTTTGACAATTTACAGTAGAGGGTTCTGTTGCATTATTTACTCCACAACTTACATTTCCAGATCCAGATGAGCCTGTATATTCAGCATTTATTCTATCCCCTTGTGCCAATATTACACCTGTATTAAGTGTGAAAGTATATTCTGTTAAACTTGCTGATATTGTTGATGAATCCATACTTGCTTCTGCAAGAATAGTATCTGAACTGTTTCTAACTCTGACATAAAATGTATCAGTAGGGGAACTATTTTTAGATAATTTCATTTTAATTTCTTTAATTGGATCAGCAATTATTGAAGATCCAGAAACAATTTGTAATGATAATCTTTCTCCATCAAGTGCACCACTAGCTATATTCCACCCATTTGTTCCAGCGTTTAATTGACTATAACCTTGAACACTTGTAGCTGAACTAGGAGATGTTATAATTCGTTTACTATCTTTGTATTCTATGGTCATGTTCCAAGCTCCTCCCATGCGTTGTCAGGAGATGTTATTCCATTGTAAATTTTCAAATTATCTAATGTACCATTTAGAACATGGTTTGTATTTGCATCTTCTGTAATGAACACTTTAGCATATTGTAAAGCATTTAATGATGAAGTTGTTGTACCTGTTTTTGTTTCATCTGCATTAGTTCCAGCATCTCTATCTGCTGAATTTGGAAATAATGCTATTGTGTAAGATGAATCAGAAAGTCTAGTAAATCTAACATAAAATGTTTTCTCACTAATAGTCTCTGTAAATAATTGATCTGCTGATGCTGGCTCAGGTGCTGAACCTATATGGTCGTAAACCTCAATTTTTCTAATAGAGGCAGTACCTCTCCATCTAATTTCTATTGAATCTTGAGATGTACCATAATCGGCTGTATTATTTGATAGACATACACCAAATGCAATATTATTTGGAAATGATCCTTGTGTCCAATTATCAATAGTTACATCAAAATCACAAACAAATGCAGTATCACTTAATGTAGTTCCAAGAGATATATATGCTTCTTCATTTACATTTCCATTTAACTTCGAGTTCCAATTTAATACACCACCACTAATAGATGTGTTTGCGTGTGAATGTGTCCAAGTATGTGTACCATCAAATACATCTTCAAATGTTACTGATGGACTTTCATAATGATACATCTTTCTAGTATCTGTTTCTTCAAATCTACTTCCTACTTGGACATTAGTTGGTTTATTAGCTTGCACTCCAAAGTCAAATTCATAATCAGCACTAGAATATGTGCTAGTACCATCATCTATTAAAATATCATCAATGGTTAAATCAGGAGAACCACCATTACTATCAACCCTATTTGCAAAGAGTATGTACTGTAATCCAACAGTTGTATTAGTGCAAGTTCCTGATGCAGTAGCTACAGTTGATCCTGCATGACTTACTGTTCTAACTGTGCAAGAGTATGCAGTTGCAGAAGTTCTTTTTATTTCTAAAAAGTAATCTGTATTACTTGCCCAACTATAACTGGCTAGGTTATCTCCAGTTACTGGTATAGTAGCACCATCAGAATCTACTGACCTAAATTGATTGTCTCCTGTTAATATACAAGCACCAATAAAGTCTTGTGTTGTATTTTGACCTCCTCCTGTTGAACTCATTCCTGCAAAAAACTGTGCTATACCACTTGCAGTAGAAAATCTAAATGTGCAACGAAACACCCATAACGTATCGCTAAGTGCTGTTCCCAAATTGTAGGTAATATGATCGTCTGTATTATCATTTTTCAAATCCCAATCTATTTTTTCAGTTGTTGTATTAACATTTATGTAAGTTGAATCACTTGTAACCCAACCTGAATCACCAAGTGTTGTATCAGATAATCCTTGTATTCTTCTACCTGCGTGATATGTAATTGCCATTAGTCAATCATTCCACCTATGCAATTTGAACCTCTACTGTTGTTCCATTTTTGTGAATGACCGTAAATACTCCCTCATTATTAGTATCAATTTTTCTAATATAAATTTCTCTTTCTCCTGCTCCACTAGCTTCTGTTGCTATTGCTACTCCTACATCTATACCTGTTCCTGCTGATGCAGTTCCTCTATATGATGTGCTACTTTGATTAGTATATGCGTGTGTTGCTGTTGCTCCACCTCCACTAGAAGCTGTAGCCCATTCAGGTGCAGTAGCTCCTGAGTTCATTGTAAGGACCTGTGCTGCTGTTCCTTTTGCTAATTTTGATAAAGCTGTTGTACCTGTTGCATATACAATATCTCCTGCTGTGTATGATGTGATATTTGTACCACCATTTGCTACTGGAAGAGTTCCTGTAACTCCTGATGTTAATGGTAATCCAGTACATGATGTTAAAGTTCCTGCTGATGGAGTTCCAATGTTAGGTGTTGTTAATGTTAATCCTGCTATAGTTGCATTTGTTGATCCTGATGCTATTGATGTGCTACCGATTGTTGGTGCTGAATATGAAGATACTGTTCCCCAGGTCAATCCTGATGATGCACTTGAATCTGCTTTAAGAAAATATCCGTTTGTACCAGCAGCGAGTCTTGCATTAGCTGAACCTGTATGAACATATAAATCTCCTTTTGTAGTAAGTGGACTTGAATCTACTGTGGACCATGCTCCGTCTCCTCTAAGATAAGTAGATGAACTTGCTGATCCTGATGTTGATAATCCTCCCATTGGTAATCCAGTACAGTTTGTTAATACTCCACTTGCAGGAGTTCCCAATGCTGGAGTTGTTAATGTTGGAGAAGTTAAAGTCTTATTTGTCATAGTTGCCGTCTTGGCATCATAAGCTGATAATACTGCTCCTAAAGTTGCCTTTTTTGTAACAGCAGTTCCAGATACATTATCCACAATAGCAACTAAATCTGCTTCTACTGGAGTAGCTTCATTAGTTAAGGCAGTAATCTTTACCATGATTTTTAATAAAATATTATAACAAAGAGAAGTATTTATCCTATAACTAGATTATCTGAATTTGTCTGTATAGTACCTATTGAAGAATTAGTGGCTACAAGTGAATTATTTAGATAAAGTTTAAGACCATTAGATCCAAATGTTGTCCATATATGATTCCAAGCATTAGGATTAAAGGCATATGTAACCTCTTCATCCCTGGTTGCATCTCCTACTATAGTCTGAGAATCCTCTGTTTGTAATGTTGCTCCTGTTTCAGTTAATAAATCTGAATCTCCAAATAAGTTGATAGTTGCCCTTAATTGATTTGCTGTTGTAGAATGAGGATCTATAGTCAATTCATATACCCCTTTTGATATAAGGCTCTGAGATGCTGTATCAGATGAGGCAGTTGCTGGTAGATAAAACCAACCACCAAATGAGAAAGATGTTGGAGACAACTCTGCATGATCTGTAATTGTTACATATGATGATCCATCAAATGTTGCTCCTCCACCCAATTTTGTACCACTTGTTGAGAATGATAGACTTCCTGTAGTTGTATGGATTAAATCATATACAGTAACTTCTGAGGGTATCTTCTTTCTGAATACAAAGTTTTGAATATCCCTATCATCAGTATTTGATACTGTTGTAGTTCCGAAAGTAACCGTATTGGTCATACGTTTAACGTGAGGTGTAAAGCATATCCTTTGTTGTAATCCCTCTGATTCAGGTTCTTGGGCTACTAAATCATGTATTAAGGAAAGTATTTTATTGATGTCTCTACGTGAGGATTTATCAGTTGGCCTGACATAATCATTGATATTGCTTGACATACCTAAATACTGTATAGCTCGTCTAAGGAAAGTTTTATAGAGTCTGCACCTAACCTGTTGTTATTACTGTGCATTTCTATTTCATATGAATCAATGATAGCCTTAATATCCAACCCTGATTTAGAGTCTTGAAGTCTGCAATATGATGCTAATGGTATTCTGTCTGTAGTTGGTGTAATTGTTACATCTTGATATACTCTTCTCTGTTTTCCTAAGATAAGTCCTGCTTGTATCATGGCCTGTCTAACTGTCTGTTCTTCCAAGTCTCCTCTGATCGGTAATAGTTTCTCTCTAGGTTCTGCTAGTTTTTGTGATACTACAGTATTCTCTAATGATGTCATTAATCTCTTTGCAGAATATACTCTATGTGCTGGAGCTCCTGTTGCTGAGGACCATGTTATTCCATCTGAACTATCCTTATAAGTTCCAGTTCCAGCTTTGTAATTGATATTAACTGTATGACTTACAGTACCATACTTAGGGAATACAATGTATAACTGTTCGTTTGGTGTAATTTCCAGTTTAGGAGTTACAGGATATTCTGCCCAATCAGCAGGTGTGCTAGTTCCTAATGCCTGGAGAGTTTGTTTTGGTATTCTAATTACCCTTCGTATATCTGTAGCATCTGGACTTCCTGAATCATCTCCTACTATTCTAATCTCATGTGCAGAAGCTGGGGTTCCTGTCTTTGTCATCCGTAACGAAATCTTAAATATATTATCTCTTGTTGGTGTTATTGGTATTGCTACCCATCTAGTATCTAAGTTATCTGCTGCATCTGGAGCAGTTGAATATGATACATCAAGTGATGGAGCAAAGTGTCCAAATCCATGAATCCAAGAGTATAGTGAATCAAATGTGGAATCTGTCCAACCAAATACTTGATTCTTCAAATATCCTATCTTTGTTGAACTCCAACCTTGTGCATCTAATCCTGACAAATTATTAGTGAAAAGAAATCCTGAATCATGGGTAAAGGCATCTCTTACAATAAGTTTCTTATCTGCATCTATATACCAATCTGCATTTGCTACCCCTGCCATTCTTGATATAAATCCTGCATATGTATTTCCTAACTCGTTTACGTTTGCCACTTTAATATCTAAAGTTGATGAGTCTAATCCAGGATTGGCTACTGCTGCTGTGATTGAGTTAATCTGTTGAATATTCTCATCTACCTGATGGTCCACCTTTGTGAACATATCCAATATGAGATTATCTAATCTAGTCTTTGTATCTGTATCATCTAATGTCAATCCATCTGAATCCTTATCTTGATTTCTTACTATCCTTGTAATCCTCTCCTTTAGTATTACTCCCCATCCAACACAATCTAATGCTATTCCTTGTTGTCCAGTTCCAGGTCTAATTATATTTGCTGATACAATTTTTCCATAGAACCACCTTTGTAAAGTTCCTGATGTCTTACCAAGATATATCTGAATATCCCATTGTCTCTTGATCAAAGATCCTCTTCTTAGAGTTGCATCTACAAGTGCTGAACCGTTATCTGCTATTACTAGAGTTGCTGAACCATAATTTCCATTACCATTCATCTCTATTCTAAGATCAGTTAGTTTGAAATTCTGAGTTGGACTTGATGCTATTGTTGCTGACTCGTATGTATATTGTGTAGAACCTGCATAGTCTGTAATGATTACCTTAGGAGAAAGTTCTCTAGGATCATATCCTGTTGTTATACTCATAATGGAGATGTTCCTGATGACATGGCCTCTAACTGATCTACATAACGGAATCTGTCCTGAAGTTCAGTATCTCCTCTAGTTGCATTAAATCTGATAGCAAATGTCTGAGAGTTTGTAAGGTTTAGTTTAGATTTAGATTCTTCAATGATTTCTGTATTGTTAAAGTTGGTACGTTTAGTTGCTGCTAGTAAAGAAATATTTTGATATAATCCTGCTCCTGAAAATCCTGCTGCGTGTGCTTTTCCTAAAGTAGTTGATGAGAATCCTACTGCACTTTTAGCTGTATTTACCATTGATACATATTGACCTGCTATACCTGCTACTGCACCTAATATTTCATGTGCTTGTTGCATATTATCTTCTGCAAATTGATCAACATCTGGAATTTCTTTAATCATAGCCATCCATTCAGGCAAACTTTTTATTCCCATTCTTATTGCTTCATCAATAGTTGATGATCCAGGTATTCCATTCCAATTTCTATGTTTTTTTGACATATTTCTATGAGAACTACTGTAAATCATAGAACCACCTTTTAATTTATTTATAGCATTAAGCATTAATCCTCCTATTCCATTTACAAATCCATTTCTTCTTGATACTCTATTACGGAAATTTGATAATGTTTTTGTGTTTCTTTGTAACTTCCATAATGGTGTTGTTACTTGACCACGAAATCTTGACATATCTGATACATTATTTCCTTGATTCATAGCATTAAATTGTGCCATATTTTGTCTTGATAGATTGGTATTTCTCTTTTCAAAACTTAATCCCTCAGCTTGTCTTAATCCAAGCAAGTCCATAATTGGACTATCTCTATTAAACTCTCCACCTTGTCTCTGCCAATTTGCAATATCTGATCCTCCTGTTCCTGCAAAGAATATCTCTCTACCTGAGTTTCTATCAAATGATTTATCTCTTCCTTGTAGATACCATGCTAGACCTGATCCATCTCCTACATCTCCTCCAAATGATATTGACTCTGACATTCCAGTAGGGAAATATCTTTTATTCCAATCAGTTGCTTCCATTGAAGTGTTCCTGTTTTCTACTGCCTTGAAAGCCTTTACAGGATCAGTCTCAATTCCTCTTGGCCTCCATGATTCTGCTTCATATCTCATAGACTCTGCTTTATTCATATATTTTTCTGATGAACCTTTTCTGCCTTTCAATCCCTCAGATATTGACAACTGCATTAATGTTTCCATTTGTTCAGGAGGTGTTAATAGTTTGAACATTTCCTGTTGCATGATACTTCCAAATGGATCTGGAGGATCATTTGATATTACTGTAGTTGGGCTAGTTGGTATATTTTGATTTAATTGTGAATTTGTGTTAGTAGTTGATCCATATGCAGATGGAACTAAACCACTTGCTGAAACTCCAGATGAAACTCCAGATGAAACTCCAGATGAAACTCCTCCAGTTCCACCGAAGGATGGGCTTCCAACGCCCGAACTAAAATTTCCCTGCCGAGCAGGTTGTTGTAACTGTGCTTGGTATGATGCTGCAAGTCTTGAGTCTCCTCTGTTTACTGCTGCATCTCTCATCATTTTTATATATTGTTCATGTACTGGCATTAATTTTTTAAATGATCCTGCCAATGCGTTATTATCTTCTGTCAATCCTTGTGTTAATTCTCTTTCTCTTTTCAAAGATTCTTCAAATGGATCTTTAACTCCTAGTAAATTATTTATTGTATCTTTAACTCCACCCAAGTTTGATTCGTATGCTAACATAGCAGCAGATATACCAATGAAGATAAGTCCTATTGGTCCTAATGCAATTTTTAATCCAGTAAGTGCTGCTGTATGTAATCTTGTTGCCATTGTTGCTCCCAAATGACCTGCTTTTGTTAATTGTAAAACAGGAGAGTTCATAGCCATTATTTTTTGATTCATACTATGAGCTCTTACATTATCCCATGTGGCAAATGTGTGTAATTTTGTTGTTGCTATAGATGCCAATCTTGCCATTTTTTCTTGTCCTAATAATACACCCATTGTTTGTAATGATGATATTGTAACGTTTGCTATGTTTGTTGCAAAAAGCATATAAATATCGTTTACTGCTGCCTGTTCAATTTTTTGTTTCTCTTGTTTTACTGTAAGGTCTGCTGTGGCAGTTGCAATTTCTCTTTGCATATTGGCATACTTTCCACCTGATGTAATTCCTGCATCTGTCATATCTTGTAATCTCTGTCGTTTATTATTGAGTAAGTCCTCTGCTCTTGCTACTGCTATGATGGACATCTTTGCCCTGTTGTTTGCCCTATCTAAATTGGAAATTGATGTATAAGTTTGAACTGCTGCTGTTGACAAGTTGAGCATACCTTGAGTTGCTGTCTGAAAATTAACTGCTGATGCTGCTGCGTTATTTCCTAATTTTCCGATACTTGGACCTAATCTATCAGTTTGTCCTTTGACTCTCTCCATAGATGCACCAAATCGTCTTGCATCTGCTTCTAATGCCTTGATCAAACGTTGCATTTCTTTGGCATCAAGACGGAATCTGAATGTAACAGTATCTTTACCAACTACCATGTTTATACTTCCTTAAAAAATGATATAGAGAAGTATTAACCCAACTTTACATCTTTTCTTGCAGGATTAATAGAACCACCTCTTCTACGCCTAAGTGATAATCTACGCTTTAACTGTCTCCTACCTGTGCCTGCTCTGATTAGAGTTGCTCTACCTGCAAATGTTACACCTCCTTTGAATCCTGCTGAGGTTCTTCCTACCTGTTGGAACTTTCTACCTTTTCCTCCAGGAAGTTTGGAAAACCATCTATGATTTTCTGCTAATGCTTTTTCTAACGTATTTAGAACTTCTCTCTCTACAACATCATTAACCTGCTGAACAAAATTTCTTGGCATTGGATGATGTATAGAACCAAACAAATGTAATGACAGTAAATCCTGTTGGTCATTTGCTACTACTATCTCATGTGCTGATTTTTGTAGTTGCCAAGAATCTCTAAGATTACCTGTATCTACAGGAGTATTTGCCCTTAACATCTCAAGTGATTCTTCTCCTATAACATCTAAAAATCTTGATTCTATATTGGGAATACGAAAATTAACTTGATTAAAATTTTTTAATAATCTATTTAATCCCTCAACGCTTGCCATTATCTAATTCTTCTTCTTGTTGAATAATAGAAAGTATATTTTGAATCTCCATCAGTTTGTCCATTCCTAACTGTTCTTTAAGTTCAAAGACTTCTTTCCAAGTTCCAAATCCGTTACGGACTAGAGTTATTAATGGTACTAACTCTCTGAGTTCTGGATAGTCTCTATAGGCTTGTTGCCTTTCTTTTGGATCTCTGGATCGTATAAAGCGAACAGCTTGGCTTTTTCTATCGTTCCAAGTGTTGCTAAAAAATTGTATACCTCTGCCATTAACTCTCTAAAGTCAGGTTCAGATAAACCTGTTTCTAATATATCATCCATTGACTTACCTAATCCAACTTGACAGGTTCTTTCCCACCATTCCTCATCTACTTGTAATGCTTGAGTTTGTGTAATATCTCCTTTCTCCTCTCTTTCGGCAGCCCATTTTACTTTATCTCTAAACCC